GATATTGACTTGTTTGAAAATGTGTTTGTTGAAGATGCACTAACTGTAATATCTGAAGTAAGTGCTACTGTACCAGTTGCATCTGGAAGTGTGATTGTGCGGTCTGCTGTTGGATCAGTTACTGCAAGTGTTGTTTCAAAATCATTTGCTGTAGATCCTTCAAACTCAATACTTGAACCAAATACACCAACTGCTGCTGGTGCTTGCCACTCAACGCCGTATGTCGCACCTGAGTTTGCTGTAAGCACTTGACCATTTGTACCAATGCCCAAACGTGCTACTGCATCGTCAGCACTACCAACAATCAAATCACCTTTAGCGTCAACGACACCTGCTGTGATAATGTTCTTTCCATTAACGGTCGCAGTTGATCCCTCAACTACCAGTCCCGCTTTTACTCTAAAATCTTTTGTTACTGTTGCCATTTTATCTCCTTAACTAAGCCTTCAAACCAATACGCAAATAGCGCAAGGTAATCGGGGTTTGTCCACCCACTGGAACTACAGTTAATGAAACTGTATCTCCTGCTCTAGACACGGAGATGGTGCCAATATTCCCATCATTGTCTACTGTTCCATATTCACTGACATTTACATCTGTATTATCAGGGACTATAGTTAATTCTGTGGCCCAATATTTATTTGCACCACCAGAAGTCTTTTTAATTGAGATCATATACTTTACAGATCTCCACTCACTTGCTAAAAAGTTATCAAAAATTGTTGAGTTTTCAATGCCGTTGATTGTAGACTCGTTGTTACCATCTGATCCAAGGTCTGTTGATCTTGCAGATGTGCTATCAATCAGGTCTTCATAGTTTGTTTGACTTGGACGGTCTCCAGTCTGAAACAGAGACTTGATGCTTGCGATTGATAATTTGGCCATACTGGAATTATATCACATATTTTAAAGTATATAGTTAGAGAAACCAATAACCTGTAGTGGAATTGCTGGGACATTGCCAATAGATGAAGGTATCTGTATTGCGGTAAACCTTATTCTAAATGGAAGTACTGAGTTTATATTTACCCCCCGATTTGGCTGGGTAATTTCTACACTGGGAAAAGAAACTCTATCAATGTCTGTTGTAAAAACTGAGGTATTGTTATTTATAACAACTGTTGCCATTAGTTGGTAACATCCTCAAGGAGAATAATCTTCCCTTGAGCAACTGTCCAAACAAGGGTATCCTGTGGAAGACGCAATTCAATATCAAAAATATCATTTGTTCTTAGTTGTGCGGATTGTGCTGCAGTTAGATTAACCTTAAACTCACCATCAGCATCATCTAGGTCTTGCTCTGGAGTAAGAGTAAAAATCAAGGTTGCAGTGTCTGTAATTACTTGTGGGTCAACTGGGGTAGTTGGTCTTTTAAATTCCGCTTCTATATCCCAGTCAGGGATGTTTAGGGGCTGCTTAGTATCATCTGTTAGATAAATCTTAAAAGAGGCCGTATCGCCTTTTACAACAGTCCAATTTACAAATGGGGGTGCTTCACCAATATCGTAAGTAGATGCTCCCTGACCTCTATAAGTTGCCATTATGATAAACCCGCTTTCAATGATCCCCAAGAGCCATTACCTTTTGGTTGTCCAACTAGTAATATTCCTGTTGTTGTATTTTGTTTTAAAACTACCGCCACTGCTCCTGAGCCTGTTGCTGGAATTGTTGCAGTTAATCCCCCACCATTAGCAACATACAGTTTGTTCCCAACGGCATAAGAGTTTGTATTAATATTTGAAAATACTCCAGATAGAAGAACAACTCCATCAGAACTGTTAGATATAGCAGTTGTTGCTAATCCAATTACTGGAAATGTTGTTAGATCATCAGAATCACATTTTGCTATTGTTGGTTTTGATGTTCCATACCCAGAAATGTAAACTGGACTTCCTTTAGCAATAGAAGATCCACTGTTATTCGTTACATCAAGAGTCTGGTATGCAGGACCAACTGTTCCAAGCAAAGATTCAATGGTTTCTGCCAATGACTGAACATCCTCGTGCACATTGACTGGATCAGTCGATAGTGGATAAGGAATGTTATAGTTTGTTGTTGAACCTGTAGCCATAGTATTTACCATTATACCACTTCATAGTTAAGGTTTTATAACAATTTAATAAAAATGTTAAAAGTTTGCTTTTTGAGGCAAAAACATGTTATACTTGGTAGTAACACCAGACAACTGGTGCTTTTGTTTCTAGGAGGTTTATTTGATGAGAAGAGACAAGATGGCTTGGATTGGAATCCTATCTTTGGTTGGACTGCTTGCGCCTGTAAGCAATTCTGCCAATGCTTTAACAAATACAACTGAAAATAATTTATTGAGTAATAAGTCCGTGACTACCCCTGCCGACCCTAAGTCGGTTTTTTTGGTTTCTAAGCCAAAAAAGGCAATTATCTTGGAAAAGTATAAGAATGCACATTCTTTGACTGACTATGACTTAGTTCAATTATTGAAGGCTGTAGGCTTTACTGGAAAGGGTCTAAAGACTGCTTGGGCTGTTGCCAAGGCAGAGTCAAATGGAAGACCTTTTGCCTTTAACGGAAACGCTAAGACTGGAGACAGTTCTTATGGGGTATTCCAAATAAATATGATCGGTAATCTAGGACCAGATCGTAGAGATAAGTTTGACCTAGATGCTAACGCTGAGTTGTTTAGCCCTGTAAAAAATGCAGAAATTGTATTTCATATGACCAAGGGTGGAACAGATTGGAAGTCTTGGAAATACGCTAAGACTGCTCCTGTACAAAGATGGTTAAAGAAATTTCCAACTAAGTACGCATAGTGCTTAAAAATAAATACCCCTTGGCTATATGCTAGGGGGTATTTTTTATATTAAAAGTCTTTTCCTCTAACCTTCATAAGAGATCCTTCTCTCCAGAATTCCATATTGGAGTATTTATGTTTTATGTAATCTGATAAAATATCTTTAGAGGTTGATGACTTAGATATAGATTTTCTTATATCATGTAGGTTGCTAGGAAGTCCTAGGATTGCGTCATTGTCTGACTCTATCTTTTCTATATTATCAAAATCGTGCTTATAATCGGGTATTTCTAAAAACTCATAAATTCCAGACATTGTTTCTTTTGGCTTTGACATAAGATCGTTATATTCTACTATATGAAACATACCCTTATTTTCTGGATAAAAAGAAGATGCTAGAGATAGCAGCGTCTGATCTATCTCTCCATTTGGACGCATTAGATATTCTGCTATTGTGTCTTCATGTGAACGATAATTGTTAATAAATGCTCCATATTCCAAGGTATTCTTTTTTAGGTAGTCTGCATCTATTACAACAAAGGAGGCAAGTATTTCTAGAATGTCTCGAACTGTAACTATTATTTTAGGTGTAGGAGTAACATATTTTTTAATTAAATCAAGACCAAGTGGTGTCCCCCAACTTTTTTCCCTGTCAATTATTATTGGCTTTTCTACATCTTTGTAGAACATATCAAAAAAACAAGACAGCAGTTCTACTGCTCTATTCTGATTTTCTTCATTACGCACTATATGTTCCATGTACCCAAAAGAATTTGTGTATTGCCACATTAAAGTAGATACTGGACTCATTGGGGTGCTATATATTTCTGGGTTTTGATTTAGCAGTGCTGATAGAAGAGTGTTGCCACTTCTTGGTAATCCTGCTAAAAAATAATATTTTTTATTCATACAAAAAAGTATATCACAAAGTCTTTATTTTGTAAAGTCTACACTAAACAGAAAAATAGGTAAAGTTTTATTTATATTCTTTAGATGATCTAAAAGCATTCTTATATCTATCAAAAAACTTTGTTTTTAATATATTAGAAACGTCAGACTGTTCTTGCATTTCTTCAAATCCGCCAATTTTAATCTCCCAAGGATCTCTTTTGAAAGGAATCACTTGAGCAATAGGTGTGCCTTTTGGAATTATTCCTTCAAAATTAATGTCATTGATTACAAAAGGAAAATTTACTGGAGCAGTATACTTATCTGTATCTACTATCCCAGGCAAAATTGTAAAAGGCAGGCTATGATGCATTGGATTTACAAATAATGTTGAGTATCCTGGTGGTGTTTTTATAGACCACACATTGATCCACTTAGGATATATAAATTTATTTTTTACTGGATGTGTAGGAGCCTGTTCAATTGGATGAAAATCTATTAAATTAAAATCTGCAGAATGAAACTTTTGCTCACCATCTTTTAAATAAACAGCAACATCTGCTGGAAGTGTAATTATATACCCCGCTACTATTGCATCAAATACAGGCATACATCTTTTTATAGTCCCAGAATTAATGCCCACACCTGTAGTTAATTTTTCTCCATTAAGATATGAATCCATTTCTTTATACCAACCTGGCAACATTTTTGTTGCAGGAGTTGGTGGCTCAATATTTTTATATCCCAAAGTATTAGTAAAAACAATATCCACTAAACCCCCCCTTTATTGTTTTACTTATTATTCTTCATCTGAAGATTGTGGTGCGACCCAAGAGGTACCATTCCAAGTAGACAAAAGATCTAGTCCTTCTGGAATAATTGGATTATCTCCAACAACACTACTAAATACTGTTGATAATACTTCAACAATACGTCCATCTGTACCTAAATTTGCATATTTAATAATTGGGGCTTCTACCCACTCATCATTAATTAGTTGTTTCTTAATATAAGACTCTCCAGTACCAAATGTAACCTCAATACCGTCTGTATCACTAGGTGTGTCAATAAAGGCAAACCCGATACCATCTTTTAATTGAATAAATGTTTTCATTAGTTAAACTCCACTACTTCCCAACGGCAAGCACCGCTGACTATTAGACTTGTTGAATTTGAAAGATACCCTTGTACAATTCCTGATACAAGGTTGTTTGTTCCACCAGATATATTGCTAGCACCAACACTTGAAGATCCAGACGAAGGTCCAGGAGTAATGTTGCTGTTTGCTATACCTGTATTAGCGCTATGGTTTTGTGCCCCAACAACTCCAGACAAAGCAACAGTGCCTGAAGATGTTGTGCCAAAAACTTGAACAAAAGCCTTATTAACATCTACGGCAGTTATAGTTACTGTCCCTGCTGCTCCAGCCGAACCACGTTGGACTGACTTAATTCCACCGCTACTTGCTGCAGGATATGTTGATATTACCATGTTTCTCCTTTACGCAAACTCAATAACTTCCCACCTACAAGGGTGAGAAACTACCAAACTAGTTGAGTTAGATAGATAACCTTGAGCAGTTGCTGCAAGAAGATTATTTGTACCAGCAGATATACTACTAGAGCCAACACTTGAAGATCCACCCGAAGGTCCAGGTGAATAGTTGCTTCCTGCCACACCTGAAGAAGCATTGTGCGATTGAGCACCAATTGTTCCAGATGCAGCAATAGTACCTGAAGATGTAGTGCCAAAAACTTGAACAAAGGATTTACTAATATTTACTGCCGTAATTGTAACCGTACCTGCTGAGGAAGCAAGTCCACGTTGAACTGATTTAATTCCGCCTCCACCACCTGAAGGATATGTGTCTAGGGCCATCTGCTTCTCCTTTACGCAAACTCAATAACTTCCCACCGACAAGGGTGAGAAACTACCAAAGTTGTAGAGGTAGATAAATAGCCTTGTGCAACTGCTGCAACAAGATTATTTGCTCCGCCTGATAAATTTCTTGCTCCAATGCTTGCTCCACCACCAGCATGCTGTGCACTAATATTGCTACCACTAAGACCACTAACAGCATTTGCATTCGCGGCATCTACTGTAGAAGTTGAGGCCACTGTTCCTGAAGATGTGGTGCCAAATACTTTAACAAAAGATTTTGAAATATCTACAGCAGTAATAGTTACGTTTCCTCCAGCAGCGGCAAGGCCACGTTGGACTGACTTAATTCCACCACCTGCTGATGCTGGTATTGCCCTTACTCCCATATCAATCTCTCAATCATATTTTTGTTTTTCATGCGAACTCAACTACTTCCCAACGACAGGCATGTGAAACTACCAATGTTGTAGAGTTAGACAAGTATCCTTGTGCAACAGCAGTTACAAGATTATTTGTTCCTGCCGAAAGATTTCTTGAGTTAATGCTTGAAGATCCTCCACTAGGACCTGGGCTATTATTACTTCCTGCTGTTCCTGAAGATGCATTAGATCCTGTTGAACCTACTGTGGAATCTGTAGTAGCAGTTCCAGAAGATGTGGTACCAAAAACTTGAACAAAAGATTTTGTTATATCAACAGCATTGATAGTTACGTTTCCAGCAGAACTAGCCAGTCCACGTTGAACCGATTTAATTCCACCACCTGCTGCTGTTGGTATAACAAGAATCCCCATTACGAGACTTCTATTCCACTAATGTGAAAGTTGATTGTTGTTGCTGACGCAAGACCAGCAATAACTTTTGTTGTAGCGAGTGCTTGCTTAAGATCAATATAAACTGTAGAATTTGCAGCGATCGCCGAAGTTGTATGCAATGATACACCGTCTAGTGAAAGTGAAAATGTTCCTGCTGTTCCTGCGGTATTTGTAACTGCAATATTTGTTATAATAGCAGTTGTTGATGCTGGTACTGTGTATAGTGTTGTTGATGATGTTGCTGCTGCTGTTCTTGCCAGCGCTTTTACTGTTGTAGCCATTAGTTACTACCTCCTGATAGAATTATATCACACATTTTATGCAATTTCTGCACCAGTGATATGGTATTTTACATCTGTACTGCTTGCAAAACCAGCAACAATTTTAGTTGTTGCAATGGCCTGTTTTAGATCAAGTGCTATTGTTGTATTTGCAGCAATTGATGATTGTGCAAAAACTTCTACAGAGTCAAAAGTAATTGTAAAAGTTTGAGATGAAGCACTTGTATTGGTCACCAAAATATTAGTAACCAAAGATGTTGTAGATGCTGGAACTGTGTATAAAGTTGCAGAAGAAGTAGCAAATGCTCCACGTCCAAAAGCCTTAATTGTTGTTGCCATAAATTACTCCTCTAGTATCTTTATTATACGGCATATTATAGTCCGCCTACTAGAGATAATAAAATGTCATCATCTGTAGCAACCCTTATGCCATTTGATTGAACTTCTCCGCTACCTTTTGAAATAAGGTTTAAGGATATGTTTGTGTCTCCACCCTGTGCTGCTATAGAGGGCTTTCCCGCTGTTGCAGCATTTGCAATTTTGATTTCATTTACCGCTGAAGTTACGGTATCCATAACAAGAAGTTCATTTCCATTAGCATCTGCAATAAAGCCAAGATCTGCAAACCTAGGGGCTGTCAAGGTTTTTCCACTTAATGTTACAGAATTTGATAATGTGACTTCTGGAGATACCCACTCTAATCCTGTAGCAGTAGCACTATTTGCTGTTAGTACTGTTCCATTTGATCCAACAGACAAAACACTCAGGGTGTCATTTGCTGAGGCAGATAATAGATCTCCCTTAGCATTAAAACTTGTTGCAGAAATTGCGGTTCCACCAGATAAGGTATCAATCTGATCTTGAAGATCATTTATTGTATACGCTATAGATGGATTTACTAATTCTGCGGGGTCTGTTTCTGCTGTATCAAATGTGTATGATCCATAATGGTAAACACGTAGGGCAGCCTGAATGTCTGCTTGGTCTGCTAGACCTGGAATTTTTGTTGGAACTAAACTGCCTATTGACTCTGCTGCCATATTTTCACCTCATCAAGATTATACCATAATTAGATAACTACAGATATAAATAGATGCACCGTTACCTCTCCTGTTAGATTAGACCAGGTGCTACTTGAATATCTAGCAGCATTTAAATTAACTACAAGGTTTGTTCCAGCACCTGCAAGTGCGGGTATTTCAACTGAAGAAGCAATTGGAGCAGTATTCTCAATACTATACTGAACATTAAAATTAGACGCTGTTAAAGGTGTACCAGAAACGCTAACTATATTTGAAATTGGGATTGATATAGATCCCTCACCTAAAGCAAAGGTAACGGCATGTCTTTTTGAATATAATGTTGGAGAAATTTTTAAAACCTGTACCCAGGTATTTCCTCCAACCTCAGAAATGTATTGATACATATATCCATAGTTAACACCTGGTGCAGAATTAATATACATATCGTATAGGTTTATTGTTTCACTAAAAATAGTACCACTTGTTGTTAAAGAGTTTGGCTCTCCAGTTCCAACAAAAAATTTACTGCCACGTTGTCCTGTTGGACCAATATCAACTAGAACTTCTACTAACTCTGGAGGTCCTAGAACGGTAATATCATCATTTGATATCAAAACATCTGGCATTAAACTGCCCCAGTGATATCGTCTGTGACTGTTATTGTTCCAGTAAGTATTGTATAAATAACATCTGGATTTGGTGATTCGTCTGTAATTTGAACATCATAGACATATGATCCAGCAGCGAGTGTTCGTCCAACAGTTGGTGTAATTGTACACGTAACAATGTCAGTTGTTGTATTAACAACTGCAGAAGCCGCATACTGTGTTCCAGCAGAACCCCTCTGGTTTGCAATGGTAAAAATTGCAGAATAGTTCGCTAAATCAAAAGAAGATCCATCGTTTGCATTTTTAGGACGGACTACAAATTGAGCAGTGTCACCACGGTAATAGTTAAAATCATAAGTGCTTGGAAATGCCATTGTTATCCTCCTGATCCATTATACCATCAAGAAACTGAAATATACATACCTTTTAAGAAAATAGTACTTTCGTTATCTGCTCTTGCTTGTATGATTGCGCCCTCTGATCTGATCTTTAATAAATCGACATATAGGGTTTGGTGAATAGACATTTCATATGGATATTTATACTTGAGCATTCCTATATATCCAGTAGGTGACTCTACTTTTGGTATATATGTCCTTATCCATGCCTCTGTGTTATTTGTATCGGTAGTTAAGGCTATATCATATCTAATATCTACCTTGGCTCCCACCTTAAGTTGCTTAAAATTAATTCTTTGCGTAACTGGATTCCAAAGAGAAACAGATCCTAATGGAAGAAACTTCAAAATGTTATTATCTTCATCATCATGCATTAATATATTTACCCAGCCATCGTCTCCTCTGTCAGGCCCTAAGAATAACAATTTTTTATTTTTATTTTCATAGTATGCCCAGCCTGGGTATTGACCTGAAGGACTTTCATATCCTTCTCCTCCTCCTCTGCCAGGATCTCCTTTAGGGCCTTGAGGACCTTGTATACCATCCTTGCCATCTTTACCTGGGATTCCTCTTTCGCCTCTAGGACCTTCGGGGCCTGCTGGTCCTGGTGGACCGACTTCGCCCTTTTCTCCTTGAATGCCTGGAACAGCAATATACTCAGTGCTACTAGGATCTATGCTCTTTGTTGACTTAATTACTTCAGAGTATTTGGTTTTTGGGGCATCCATATTTTTTGATATGGCCATAGGTTATTTCTTTACTTTAAAAACAGTACCGTTAACCTTTATGAGTGGCGGAAGTTTAGGGTTAACATCTTTAATCTTAATTATCATTTACGATACTCCTCCGATTGTGCCTCTTGCGGATACTGGAGAAACATCTCCAAGCACACAAATTGTTCCTATGACTGGAGTCCAGGTAATTGTCGACAAACCATCTGGGATTATTGCCTGTAGGTCAAAAGATAGTTCTGCAACTACTGATCTGTACGTAGTTCCCCAATTTTCAGTTATAGAAGCAGGGGCGCTAACAGTAATTACAGAACCGTCAACGGAAACTTCTAATTCATCAAGTACGTCTGTGGTTGGGTCATATGCTGTAGCAGAAAACTCCCAGCCATCTGTATCAAATTCTGTAACTTCGTCATTTTCAAGAAATGAGACTGTAAATGAAGCATAGTCTCCACGGACAACAGCCCATTGAATGTTTGCTGGGGTGGCCCCAAATTTTTCTGTTGTTGGTGTGCACATATCAATGATTATACCATAATAATAATGCTGGACACTCAAGAGCAGTGGGGTGGGTAGAAAGATCCTGAGTGCCAGCAATTTAGATTATATCTGATTATTTTAAATAAGCCAGGTATACACGGATTGATAACAAAAAGTTATATATTAATATCGTTATAAAAGAGTTATAAATGGATTCATACTATATGTCCGTTTTATCCTATTAGGCCAGGGTATTGATAGTGTATACTTAAAATATATAAAGAAAAGAATATACTGTAAAAGTAATATACTTATATATAGTATATCTTCTATATAGTAGTTACTTGTTATGATCTTTAATATGCTCGATCAATAGATCAAACATCTTGTCAGTTTTTTCTTCAAGCCGATTAACAGAGTCTTTCATACTAGACCCAGAATTGGGTTTAAGTTCGCTCAAATAATGTTTTACGAGAAATTTAACTCCGCCGACAAGAATACCAAAAATTGTCAAACAAGTTAAAGCAAGTCCAGCCCAGTCTTGTGGAGTCATGAGATAAATTATATCAC